GGTGTAGGGCCTAAAAACCCTACACCTAATTTTATCATCATGTCGTTGTTATTTATGGACGCCTGTTGAGAGAAGTATTTTATACGATGGACTCCCGTTGCGAGAAGATAACCCATGATTTTGTTTCAGATGTTTGGTTTTTAGACCATACATTTAATTATTTTATGTGTTTTGTTTTTAATATGTGAAAAGCCCCTTAGTATTAAATTGCAATTAACAACATAATTCGGCCTTTGGGCTTCTTTTATATAAAATAAATAAAAATACTCGTTACCGAACGGGGTCTTTAAATAGATTGACAAACTATTTTAAGATGTATAAAATCCTACTAACATTGTGTAGATACACGTACCTATTCGAGAGTTGAAGCAGTGCTATTAGATATGCAGATAAAAGTGAGGGTTGCGAGCTAATAACTCGTCCTCATGGCCAAAAGCATGCCTCTATCTTTTAGCAATACTGTGTATAGTACTTCAGTATAATGTGGGCAAGTGTATTCTGTCAAAACGGTTTAAACATATTTGTTCCGTAACACAACAAATACAATTTATGACGTTGGAAAGCGTTAGTTTCCGAGTTTTTCTGGAAGCAAGTTTACTTACAATCATAAACTGCTACCATTCAAAAATTTTTATTTCATTTATGGTCACAATTTAAGATTTTAGAAAAGCGTTCATATATTTACATACAAAATGTCTCTTTCTAAGGTCATGTTCAATTCCTATGAACTCAATGTTCCTAATGGAACTATGAAGTTGTGTTCCAATGAGGTCAAATGCAAGATGTGTAACTTGATTTTCAAATCAAAGCAGGCTTTCTTCAATCATACAAAGAATAATGGATGTTCTGGAGATTGTGATTTGTTGTGTTTTTGTTCTGCTCCTTTGAACAATCATTATTGCAAGATGCTTGGCAAAGTTCGTTGCTCATTTTGTGGATTCTTGTTTCGAAATCTTGAAGCTGGAATCAATCATTGCATGGTTAATCATCATGATGGAAATTATTGGAATATTTCTGGATTTTTGATTTATGATGATATGACTCATGTTAATGGAATTTACGATCAGCCAATTGATTTGACTCCTCAAGCACAATGTGCTGACTGCAAACCTCATTGGAATTATAATCAGTTCAAGGCTTGGTGGGATTCTGGAGATTCAGCAAGAAGGCGGATGCTTTCACGGAAGGTTCTTGGTTCTGGACATCATGAATGTTCAATCCTTGAATTGATTGCTATTCGTGGAAAAATGATTTGTTGGTACAAGAAACCACAAAGACACAATCTGCGAATTTTCAACGTTTCTACAAAGGCTGGAAACTTCCAAGTTCATTTGGATGCTGGTCAGAATGACTTTGCTAAGATTTATTATCATTTGGAACCAATGATTATTGAGCCTTTCAATTATCTCCACAATGATAAGAATCGGAGCAAGTGGTACAACAACGTCATCACTGAAGCTTATCCATCTTGGAAGCGTTTTGTTCCTGAAGCTCAAGGATTCTTTGATTTTAATGTTAACCATAACATTAATATTGAGCCCGTTATTGAACAATTGACCCAGGTAGCAAAGAACACTTTTACTGGTGAGAATTTGAAGAAAATTTTGTCTCTTATCACTAAAATTGGAACTTGCTATGCTGCAAATTGGAATTCACATGTTGTTGCTATGGTTTTGCTTGACTTCTTTTTGAGCTTTGATATTCCTGTTGATTCTGCAAATGAAGCTGTCAAGATTCTTCTTGGTTGCTTGCCAATTTTGTTTGTAGTTTTTGCTGGTCGTCAGGCCCAATCTGATGATGAAGGATTTTCAAATGAAGCCATCAAAGCTGTTGCAACAATTGTTTCCATTCTCTTCGGTACAATCTTTTTGAAGAGTGTTCCCACAAAATCGTCAGTTGATGAATTCGTTGCTTCAGCTACCAAGTTTGGAAATTTGATGCGTGCTCTTGACAATTCATGGAAAGGTCTTGGAAAACTTATAAATTTTGTCTATGATTACTGTTTTGAATGGTTTTATGGATATACTCGCGAAATTGGTGAAGCAGAAAAATTCATTTCTGGTGTTGAAGAATGGGCTCTTGAAGTGGGCAAACTTTCAAATAATGATGTTATTGAAAGGATCCAGGTTGATGCTATCCTTTGTAGACAAATTGAAAGACTTTATTTGCAAGGCGTTACGTTTACCACTCGTTGTGCACATTTGAAATTGAACCCAGACATGCGTCGCTCCATTGAAAATTGTCATCGCATTATTGCTGCTCTCAATGAAAAAGTTAGCAAAAGTGGAGCTTTCTGCTCTGGTCCTAAGGTTGAACCTCTTATTATTCAACTTTTTGGTGAATCTGGTGTTGGAAAATCTGGAATGATGTACTTGCTTTCAGGTGATATTTTGAAAACTGAAGATATCCTATGTGGTGGAGATGGTACAGCTTGTGAAGATTGGGCCAATCAGATTTATCCACGAAATGTTGAACAGGAATTCTTTGATGGTTATAGAAATCAACTTATTGTGTTGTATGATGATTTTGGACAATTGCGTGATTCTCAGGCAAAACCTAATACTGAATTTATGGAAATGATTCGTTTTGGAAATCTTGCACCTATGTGTTTGCACATGGCTGCTTTGGAACAGAAAGATAAGACGTACTTTTCTTCCAAGTGTGTTTTGTTGTCATCTAATTGTCGCGAATATGCAATTGAGTCTTTGATTTCTAGAGATGCTTTTATGAGAAGAATTGACATTTCCGTCGAGGTTAGAGTTGCTGAGAAGTGGAGAAAACCAAATTCTGAAAAATTGGACACTGATAAGGTTGTCGAACACTTCAAATCACCTCTTGTTCCTGAAATTTATGAATGCAGAATTTGGCGGGATAATCAACCCTCACCAATTTGGATTTCTTTTGATACATTGCGTGACATTGTTTGCAAATCATATGCTAGCAAGATGAACAGGCATTTTGAACTTACTAGTGTCCTTTCTGATTACATGAAGGTTCCTCTTAAGATTGATATTTCCAAGATTAAGGAGGAATTGAATAGAAAGTTCAAAGTGAGTCCTGTTAAACATTTTACTATGGATGATTTTCTTCCAAAGGCGCAAATGTCTGATGATGAAGAATTCGTTGATGCAGTCTGTGAGAAGAATTGTACGCCACAGTTTCCTGAAAATTTGAGAAGTTCAGCAATTTTCAACTCAGCAAAGTGGAGAAGAATTAAGTCAAAGCATGAAGTTGTTGATGAAGTTGGATATCTTGTGTTTACACATGTTTTGAATGAGAATCAATGGAATATCAAGTGTTCTAATTTTGGAGAATCACTATATGAAGCACTTGAGGAGGCTGATGGAGATTGGTCTCGTGTTCTTAGTTTTCTCTCTAACCATCTTAGTTTTCTTACCTTGAAGACTCAGGTTGTGTTTGCACGTGAGGAATATCGAACTTTGCTTCGCAATCCTGAGAAAGCTATTGATTTTCTTTCTTCTAAACACAAAATTTGTAACAATTCTAATTGTTGGCACGGTGATTTTGATGATATGGAGTTCGGTTTTCAAGAAGGTTGTTCTGATGACTTGGTTCGTTTTATCTCAAATCGACAAAATCATCGTGACACAATGTTCTATGATTGTTTTATGTCATTTCAGATTGTCAAGCCCACAATTAGAACAAAGATCTCATCCAAGCTTTCAACATGGATTAATAGTATTAAGGAATCAGGAAAAGAATTTTTGAAGGGATGTTCCAGTTGGATTGCTGAAAATCCAACAGTTCTTGTTCTCACTTCTTATTTTATTGTCATGATTGGTATTGGATACGGATTTTATTGTAGTACAATTTCTACTGAGCGTAATGAATACATTGAAGCAAAGGAGAGATATGAAGTTGCTTACAATGCATACAGAGAAGCTTTGGAAAGATTGAGGGCTGCAGAAATTAATTTGACTCATAAGCATGAGGGATTGAAGCTTGGGGAATATCATAGACACGCTCACACATGTGAGAATTGTGGAATGACATTTGTCCATGCACATACCATCAAAACTGAAGAAGAATCGATGAATTATCCTCATCTGTGCAAGAAGTGCAAGATAATTAAATCTGAATTTCAATCTGGAGACAATGTTACTACACATCAAATCCGACCTAAAATTGAGAATTCTCAATCGGGGGACAATGTTACTACACATCAAGTTCGTCCCAAGATTGAAAATTCACAGTCTGGTGACAATATCACTTCACACAATCAAAGACCACAAATTCAGGATTCTTTTGGTAAGTTTGTCCAAGAAATCATGCTTGAGTCCAACATTGATGACGATGAATTCCTACAAGAACATGTTTCTAAAATGATTCACAAGCAAAATCCTATCTCTGCTGAATTAGCAGTTGATCCTAATGCAATGACTTTGGGTAAGCGAATTTACGCAAATACTTATATGATTTCCACTAGGAAGGATAGTGATGAAGCTTGGAAACAACATGTTAATTGCGTGTTCATTCGAGGAAGAATTGCAATCACTGTTGGACACCTTGAACCTATTTTAGTTTCACGAGCAACTGGAGAAATTAAAATTGATGGTCCTTTCAAACCTGAAGGTTATAAAATTCCAATTGATCAATTGAGATTCAAGAAATTGACCTATGCAAATGGCGAATATAAGGATGCTATGATTATTATTTTTCCCAGTGTTGTCCATGATCATCAGGATATTTTATCTTCAATTGCTGATTCTGAAACCATGGGTAAGTTTAAAGAAGTTTCTTCTATGTTGATCACACCAACCATTATTAAGGATCGGGCTATCTTTAATCAAAGATTTGCTACTGCAAGATCCATTAATAATGAACAACCACTAGCTTACACTGACCCAAATGCCGTGGGAGGATTGAGATATTTGCGAATGCATTATCAATATGTTATGAATACAACAAATGGTGATTGTGGATCAATGTTGGTTGCTCTTAGTAATTTTCTTCCGAAGAAAATTATTGGATTGCACGTTGCTGGTGATGCAAGTGGAAAAGGTTATGCTGTTCCATTGAACGTGCGTGACATTGAAGAAGCTTTGAAAGATGTTCCTAAAGAAGCTCAAATCAAGATTGATTTGGCAAGATTTGAGGCTATTGATGGAGAATTGTCTTCTGTTCCAAGTGGAGATTTTACACCAGCCATTAAGAGTTCTATTCTGATTGCTTCTCCAACAAAAACAGCTTTGCGACCTTCACTCATTCATGGAGCAGTATTGCCACCTATTTCAGCACCTGCAGTTCTTTCACGCCGTGTTGTACTAGAAGATGGTACCATTCACGACCCAGTTCTTGCGGGTCTGAAAAAGACGGGAAAAATTCCACCTTACATGGACCCTAACCTTATTAAGGCTGCTGTGAATGATGTGCTGCGTGTTCACCAAACAAATGACAGGACGAGGAAGCGAGTTCTTACTAATTTGGAAGCTTTGTCTGGTGTGTTGGATGATCCTTATTCTAACCCTTTGAACAGAAGTTCTTCTCCCGGCTATCCATGGGTTAAAGATCGTGTTGGAAAGGGAAAAATGAAATGGACTTCAGACTTTGATGGTGAGTACAAGATGCATAAGGAACTTGCAGATGCAATTGAAGAAAGAGAGTTTATGGCATTGAACAATGAAAGATATCCAACTGTGTGGATTGATACATTGAAAGATGAACGTAGACCCATTGAGAAAGTTAAGATTGGAAAAACTCGTGTTTTTGCTGCTGGACCTATGGATTTCATTGTTTGTGCCAGGAAATACTACCTTGGATTTTGTGCTCACTTGGCTGAAAATCGTATCAATAATGAAGTCGCTGTTGGAATCAATCCTTATTCGTATGACTGGACTCATCTTGCTAGACATCTTAAGAAATTTGGAAATAAGGTCGTCGCTGGTGATTTTGGCAATTTTGATGGAACTCTTATTCTTCAGATTCTTGAATCAATTGGAGAAGCTATTAGTGAATGGTATGATGATGGTGAAGACAATGCTCAAATTAGGAGAATTCTATGGAAGGAATTGATTAATTCTGTTCATGTTGAGGGTAATAATCTTTATTTTTGGACTCATGGTCATCCTTCTGGTCATCCATTGACTGCTATTCTCAATTCACTCTACAATTCAGTTGTGTGTCGCATTGTTTTTGTCTTGTGTGCTAGAAAGGCTGGAAAAATTGCAAATATGAAAGATTTTAATGAAAATGTTTCAATGATTTCCTATGGTGACGACAATGTTTTGAATATTTCTGATCGAGTCATTGATTATTTCAATCAGCATACAATGTCTGAATGTTTTACAGAAATTGGAATGGAATATACTGATGAATTGAAGAGTTCAGCTGCAGATGCTAAGCCTTTTAGGAGTTTGGAAGAGGTTTCTTTCCTTAAGAGAAAATTTCGTTGGGATGAAGAAAGAGCTTGCTTTACTGCTCCTTTGGAGCTTGGAGTTTGCATGGAAATGGTCAATTGGATTCGTGGCGAACTTGATCCTGAAGAAGCATGTTGTGTGAATTGTCAAACTTCCGCAATGGAGTTGTCCTTGCATGGGAGAGAGGTTTTTGAAAAATGCACGAAGATGATTAAGCGCGCTTGCCTAACGCATATGCTCCGTCAGCCCATGATTTTGACTTATGAAGAATATGTGGAATTCTTTGAATACTCATATGGTCAGATCATGGAAAATCTAAATCCTGAGCTAGGGGCTTAAACTGAATTGTCGTAAAGAGTTTAAGCAGCAAAGCCCGGTCTCAGGTTACCTGTAAAATTAAGAAGTTAGATTTGTTTTATTAGGTAGAACCAGGAGTCATTGTATTCCTATTGATTAGTGTGTGGGTTCTAAAATAAAGGCTACTAATCCGACAAGTTTTGACTAGGAGTCTAACCTGACTCTTAGGGGTTCTAAAACCATTTTAGGTTGCTCAAAATACAGGTGAACAAACTTCTGTCCCTATGGGAAATGTTGAAACTCATCAGCTTGCTACTTTTGCTGATGATTCTTCTCTCGTGTCTGGTGCTAAGCCCATGATTTCTAATAATACTTCCTGGCGAACTTTTGCTGAGGAGAATCGTACTCATGGAATTCTTGATGTTTTGTCAAGACCAGTTCTTTTGACTGATTCTTCTGCAATTTGGAGTACTTCTAAGCAAGCAAATTCGTTCCCTACTGATGCAGTTTCCAATTCAGTGTTCACTTTTCCTGCTTCAATTTTGAATAAAAGTGTTAACATTGTTAGGAAGCTTGCTGGATTTACTTATTTTCGTGCTGATGTTAAAATTAGAGTTATGGTTAATGCGCAGGCTTTTTCACAAGGCAAACTTTGGATTTGGTTTTCTCCTTATGAATTGGGAGCGGGAACTCAAACATCTGCTGATAACCTTGCTGCAAAGACTGGTTATCCAGGAGTTGAGCTTGATGTTGCTTCCGGAGTTCCAGTAGAGTTTTCTATTCCATATTGTGCTCCAAATTCTCATTATACACTCACTTCTGGTGAAGGTACAATGGGAGATCTTTTTCTTACTGTTCTGTCTCCACTCACAATTTCTGATGCTTCTATTTCTGTATTTGCTTGGTTTGAAAATATTGATCTTACCATGCCAACTGGTGCTGAGCGTGGTGTTCTTCCTGATGAATATTTTGTTATTGATCAGCAGGGCCTTGTTGCTCTTAGTACTACAGCAGCAGTTTCAGATGTTTGGGGTGGTCAATCAATGGCAATTGATGGTACTACTAAGGTGGTACTTACTTCCTCACTACTTATTATTAGTGCTACTGGAAACTTTATTGTTCTCCCAGCTGGCATTTCAATTTCAGGTAAGATTGAAGCTGTAGGTACTGATAGTGCTCTTCAAATTTCAACTGAGTCTAACCCAGTTGGCTTGGTAGGTTATATGGTTACTAATGTTAGTGGAAATGATTATGATGTTCTTTGTGCTGCCAGTTCTAATGTTTTCTGTTTTGGTTGGAATCCTGACAGGATTTATAATTCTGATACTCCTGTTTATATTTATAATTCTCCAACAGGAAATACAGTTACAGCTACACAAATTAATATTCCTAACGTTTTTAGTTGTCCTGTGAATGCTTCTGAATATACTCAAGGTTATTTGACTTCTTTCAACACTAGTGATAAGGCTATTTTCATCTTTCCTCCTATTACTAAGACAAAATATACTTCTGGTGCAGTTTCTATTAACAATGGTTCTGTGACTGGGCAGATTCGACACTTTACTGGTAGTACCAATTCTTTGTTTAAATTTGCTTCTTCAGTTAGCACCACCAAAGTTATGATTGTTGCACAGTCTGACAATAGAGATGAAGATGAATGGTATAAGAATTACCCAAAGGCTCAAGCTTCAGAAGCAGAAGCATTGGCAATTTCTGGTGTTGTTACCAATGCGTATAAGACACTTAGATCTATGTCTAAAATTCCAATGCTTTCTAGTCTCACAGCTCCTCTTTCTTGGATTTCTAGGATGGGTTCACTAGCTTCTTCTGGTTTTTCCAAACCAACTGATGTTAATGCACTCACTCCTCTTGTGAATCTTCCTGCAAAAGGTTTTACTCACGTCACAGGGCAGGATATGTCTATTTCACTATCTGCTATCCCTGATAATTCAATTGGGGTTAGCCCAGGTGTTTTTGCTACTGATATTGATGAAATGGACATCAACTATATCTGCAAGAAACCCTGTTATCTTAGGCGTGATGCTTGGACTAATACTACTACAGGAAAGATTTACTCCATTTTTGTTTCTCCTGGTATTTGTGCCACTTCAGATATTCTCTTTCAACCTTCTCTTTTGGCATTTGTCACTTCAATGTTTAGATTCTGGCATGGTTCACTTCGATATAGAATCTCAGTTGCCAAGACTGGTTTTCACACGGGAAGATTGCGTATTTCATATCACCCTGGTGCTTTTTCAACTGCACAGGTTTATCCAGCAGATAACGCATATTCTTGGATTCTCGACCTATCTGTTTCTTCTGAAATTGATGTTGAGATTCCTTATGTTTCCCCAAAACCTTGGCTAAGTTGTGACTTGTTTAATGTCAATGCTGTTAATCCTTTTGGCCCAACAACGGCAGCACATGCTAATATTGGTAGCAATAATTTGCAGTTTGCAACTGGCATTCTACAAATTGAGGTTCTCAATCAGCTTCGTGTTGCTGGTGCTGCATCAAATTCTGTTGAGATTCTGACATGGATTTCTTCTGGTGATATTGAATTTGCAGTTCCTATTATGTCTTCTTTTGTTCCTGCTCGTGTTGGTGGCTCTGCTCCAGTTGAGTTTTCTAGTAGGATCAAAAGAGATGCTAGTGAGTTTGCAATGCCATCTATCCCTGATGAAGTTTTTGCAGAATATCTCTTGGCGGAAGATCCAGAGGAAGAGATTAATGCACCACCTCCATCTGTTGAGGAGGATGAAGAGATTCCTGAAGCTCAGGCTTTTCAAAATATCACTCCTGCGAGTGATCACATGACTCAGTTGGATGGATCTGAGTTTTGTAAGATTTTCAATTCATCCAGTGCTTTTACAGATTCAAAAACTCTTGCTATTGGTGAATCAATTACCAATCTTAGGGAGCTTACTAGAAGATTTACTCCATGTGCTCTCAAGGTTGCTGATGATGGTTCTTTCAGTTCTGCTGGTGTTATTTTTGATCCTGCTTGGTTTGGAGCTCTTACTAGCTTTGCCATTAATACTAATGTCAAAGCTTTTAGTGCTCAAGGTAATTTGGCAGGTGCCTACACCAATTGTACTGCTCCCATTGAATATATTTCCAAAATTTATAGATTCTGGAGGGGTTCTAGAAGATATAAATCCATTAGTGGCAACGCCTCTGTTGGAGACTCTTCTAAGCAAAATTTTTGTAATCAGGCATATTTGTCACCAGTTTCTTTTGTGAATGGTAATGTTACGCCACCAACTTTCTACACCGTCAATACTCCACCTGAGGATACGTATTTTATTAATTCTGTATTCTCTCACATTGTGGATGGTGTCAATAATAGAATCTGTGAAATTAGTGTTCCTTTTTATTCAGATACACCCATTCAATGTGTGTCTGATGGCACTAATTTTACTGATTCTGATGCTTATTGCATGAGAAATAAGGTTGTGTTTAACAATGGTCCTACTGCTTCTAATACTTCTAAGCAATTTATGTATTACATGGCAGCTGGTGATGATTTTTCTTTTGGGTACCTTATTGGTGCTCCTTGTCTCAGAAGGATTGTGAAACCTTTTGAGTTCCCGACTGAAACGTGATTCAGTGGGAAAACCACAATGAAGGTGAAAACATATACATCCGTATATGGTAGAAACTTAAAATATAATAATTTTTATTTTTCCCACCTTCTGGTGGTTTTGTTTTGTATTATATTTTGAGGGACTATTTCTTCATTGTTGAGAGGGTCCTCCTAATGCTGGTTGTAAGTTATCTACATAACAGATGGATGTAGATCAGCAT